CAATGTGCCATTAGCTTTTGTAGCAATGGCAGTTGCAATGTTGTTGAACTCTGTGTCAATCTCTGTGCCTTTTACGACCTTGTTGGCATTGCCAGGAGAAAGTGCGTCTTTAGCTGCAAAATTAGTTGCTTTGGTGTAATTGCTCATACAAGTTTTCCTCGTTTCGCTTGAATTTCAATTTTTTGGATGCTAACTGCATACCCAGTAATTTCTGTTTCATATCCAGTTTGCACTGCTTTCCCAGAGCCAGTTCCTTGACCGACCAGAAGCTGTAACTGAATTCCACTTGAGTAATACGCAACAGGTGAGCCATTGGCTCCATATTCGGCAGTTCCGTACTCTGCAACAGTCGATGCTGGAATTGTTAGCACCTGAGAAAAATACTGTCCGCTAAAGTCAAATCCCCACTTAACAATGAGTTCTTGACTTGAGCCGCCAATAACGGTCACAAGGATTTTCTTCAAAATAGAAGTTATGCCAATATCGCCAAAATCAGCGTAGTTGGTAAAGTATTGCAATCTATAGAACGATGTGTCATCAAGATAGGTATCGTACTTTCCAATGTATCCATTTTTGCCTATCAGCAAATCACCATTGCGTTTAGACAAGAAGCAAGTAGGCTCAATGGAGTCCCATGTAGTTACACGGGCAGCGCCATCTTGCAATTGAGTCTTCGTATCAAAAACATAGACCTGTTCTGTAACAGGAAGACTTAACAAGTAGAAGGCATTAAGTTCAGAGTAAACAGCCTTGCAGTTGGCAAGCGTTTCAGATGAAAGAGCCAGCATCAAATCATTGCGGACATTCTTAGATAGGTCACGCAAAGGCGCAGACTTCTCCTGGATGGTACGCAGCAATGAACGTACTCCACTGTTTGACAGGAAAACGATGTCGCTACCTGTGGTGTGGATAGTGTCACGCCCAAGGCATCCCACGCTGGAAATAGAGTCGCTAAGGCTCATTGTTGCAGGCGTAGTGGCATTGGCATAGACAAGGATTTGACGCTGCCCGAAGATGAACAGAAACCCATTATGTGAAGCTAGGCCAACAATTTTGTCTGCGCCGTTAGGCCAAACACGGCTTACATCCAATGTGCCTGAAGTGCCACCACTCCATATGTGACCAGTTAACAGGTCAGAAAAAGTGATGGTTGTATTGTCAGTTGTGGTGCTTGCTACCCAAAGGCGACCAAATGCAGAGATGCCAATGTTTGCCAATGGCACAGTGCCTGTGTAACCAGTTTTCTCACTTATCCTGCGGAATGTCGTAGTGCTAACAGCAGGGTCATAAATTAGTGGGTCAAAGCCAGTTTGAAAGAAGAAAGCAATGCCGTTAAGAGAGCATACTTGCCAATCATTTGCTGTGATTGTTGGTGCAGTACCTCCTCCACCATAGGTCAATTCTGTCACTGCATTGGAAGCGCCAAGTTTGAATAGCTTTCCATTGCCTGCAAAAAGAACAGTCAAAGTTCCATCAGATTGCACCAATTCGTGCATAACGCCAACATTGTTAGCGCCAAGAGTGCCGCTAGATGGGTTTACCTTTGAATAACCTTTTCTCGCTCCAATTCGCCCGTACTGGTCAATAACCGCATTGGTAGCAATAGATGCAAAACCTGAAGCCAAGTCCAACGGGGAGTCTTGGGTGTTCAACCCATAGAACCCTGGCGCTGATACGCTGTAGGACTGTAGTGCTTGGCTCATGTCGCAATAAACTCGTTAAAGTCAGGGAAGCGAGTGCCTTCCAACGCAATGTAGTCAGAGAGCATTGACTTGTACAGTAGGAATGCCTCAGAAGAGTTCATAGAACCATCTTCACCACGCTCAATCAATGCACGGGCATATGCGTTCTGTGCCACCAACACATCAGGAACGAGGCATACGGTGGCATCAGAGGACAAAGTAGCCTGTGGCACTGCCAATGAGAAAAGAAGGCTGTAAACGCCATCTGGACGAGGATACAACGTCACCTTTGCATCGTAGCTTGCATCTACGCCATCAAAGATGTATTGGCTTGGGATGGTTGACGCTGGAACAACCGCATAGTTCTGATAGCGATTCATCTGCGTAAAGCTGATGTTTTCCAGTGGAATGTTAGCCGTAGAGTTAATGGCATCCATAACCTGAAACTTCTGTCCTGCTCCAGTAAGCGAATACTTGTACACAGCAGCGGAAGTAGTGACAGTGATGTCTCTACCAAGGATGTTCCAAGGAAATGCGTCTTCCACTTGGCGTTTTGCATCATTTACAAATTTGCCAATCAAAGTGGAATAGGTTGTAGCGTTTACAGTCGCAACTGTCTGTTCACGCAGTCGAGCAAGGACATCATTGACAAGTTCTAGGTAAGTCATATTCTTGTAAGTCCTTCTTGCTCAAATGTAGCTATAAAACTAAATGTGCTTCCCGACTGAGTAGTTATTTTTAACTTGTCACCTTCTTCAAACACAATGTAAGCGTTGCCATCAAACTGCAAATAGTTTTTTGATGTAAAATCGTATTGAGTCAATATATCAAGAGTGGTATTAGCACTTGCGTCAAACCATTGAACAGTTATATGCTTAGTTGAGCCGCCTGTATTGTGTATATACATCACAGTAAATTTAGAGTAATACCCAGTAGGACAGGTATAGACTGTTGTGTCTACTGCCGCCGTGGGACTAACTCCAACTGACAATGCTCTCATTTTTTGACCTTGTTCCTGCGAGTAATTGCCTTGGCCTTAGCCTTAGCATCTTCCTTGGAGGACGCGCCCCACGCTTCAAGCGAGAGCAGCAGACGGGTTGGTTTACCATCTTTTTGCTCCGGCCCTGGCATATTGCCCATCCGTGCTAAAAAGGAGGCCCGTCGAGGGTTGTCACCTGACCTTACTGGTGCTTTCAAGTTGCCGCCAGTATCGGCATTATAAGATGCTCTGCCCTTGGCATTCAAGCCGCCTTTTGGATTTTGACCAGCTTTTGTTTGCCAAGTTGGAGATTTCATCTATTTCACCTTTTTTTCCTTCTTTGGTAGCGTGTGAGTTAATGTCTTACTCTGCGCCGTGTGCTTTGCACCCGTCATTAAAGTGCCGCCTTCTTTGTGAATTGGGCCTTTGTAGACTTTGCCATTAGGCAAATAATGTGTGGCAGATTTGCTCATCGCTTTGCTTTTTTAGCGGGCTTTGCTGTTTTTGCTGCCTGCTTGAAGTCTGCGGCTGTAGGTGCGGCTTTAGAGCCAACTTTGTTCATTTTTTCACCAGAGCCAGCTTTTATCCTAGCTTGTTTGGCATTAATGTTAGCGTAAAGCCCTGGTTTCATTTCATCCTCTTCATTGCTTTAGATTTGCTAATCATGTTGGTGGCCGTGCGCTCACCGCGAACAGGCAATGACATTTTTGGCTTGCCAACTGCTACCATGATGGTCAGTGGCATGGCTTTTTTCTTAGAGGCAGATTTTGCTGTTGGCTTAGAGGGTTTTCCGTACATCATGATTTTCTTTCATCGTAGTAATTTAGTGGCAAAAAAAGTGATAGCACCACCGATAGCAGATGCTATTGACATTCCGACCCAAAGGCCACCTTTGCTTTGGTTCGCCATCTCAAGAAGTGTTTTCACATCTTTGGACAACTGAGATACCTGTTCCTGTAGAGCCTCTACCTGAGCCTCTAGCTTTCCAAATTCTCTTGGGTTAATTTCGCTCATGCTCTTGCACCTTTTTGGGACGACCTACAGACTTTTTAACATCTTCTTGTTTTGAGGACTCTTCATTAACCAGTTCGTATTCAGGATGTTTCATCATAACTTCAATGTCGTATGGCGTATTGAAGTTGACAAAATTACCACTTACCAAACACTTGAACTGAGCCATAAAAATCCTTAAAACAAGAAAGGGGAGCAAGCCCCCCAATCTTTACACCATCCGGCCGATAATCAAGTCAACCGTAGTTGAGCCAAGGTTTACAGCACCACCAGTTGTGTTGGTAGTAGCAATAGTCACGGTGTTAGCAGCAGAGACATAAGCACGGCGAACAAGCCCTGCTTCATCTACAGCAACAGACATACCAAAAACTATATCTCCAAGAGCAACGCCTGGAACGGTAACGGTATCAGTACCAGCACCTTGGTCTGCAACAGATGCAGAATCTAATGTAGCTGTAACAGCCCAAGTGTCAGAAAAAATACCACGGAATTGGTCATTCCCACGGCGGGAAACAACAGCGGTAGCAGCAGCCATATTTGTACTCCTAAAAAAAGAACCCCCCACCGTTAGGCAGGGGGATTACCATTAGCTTGGTACGACCAGGGCAAATGCTGCGGACGAGTTAGGCTCGTTTGCAGTAGCGCTATCACGCAGAGCTTTTACGCCGTAGAGCGTATCAGCGGTCAACAGCGTAGCAAGGTACTCTTGCTTGTACTGAGTCTGAGTGCGAACACCGACTTGCTCAACAAAGACCAAAGCGTCCCGATGACCCATCAAGCAGACACGGGCAATTGCAGTGCCGCTTGCAGGGAACGCAGCGGTAGCAGATGCAGAGTCAGCGTTGCTGGTGGTAAAGACAGCCATGCCGTACAGTTGACCAATTTCACCATTACGGATTGCGTCACCATTGCCAACAAAAGCCTGTTCAGTGTAACGGGCAAGACCCATCAACGTATTGCGGCTTGAAGGAGGAATGATGAAGAAACGACCGTCCATAGGAACATCGTTATCGTCCAGGCGCTGAATGGTGCGGCGAATAGCCACATCGGTCAGAGCAGAGGCGTTACCAGTGTTGGTATTAGCAGAGTAGTCAAAAGCAGTAGTGCCATCACCACCGATGAAAGCGCCAGTGTAACGAGCGCTTGCAGCAGTACCACCATTGAAGTTACGACCAAGCTGAATCAAATCGGTATCAATTTGTTTAGCCAAGGAGTAACCAGCATCAGCGGTATAGAACGAGCGCAGGCTGTTTAGGGCTTGTGCTTGAACGATGTCCTCAATCAAGCGGCTATATTCATAGTGCTTGTTGATGGAAACCTGAACTTCGGTTTCAGTAGCTGCAATCAGGGTAACGGCGGTGCTTGCTGCTTTAGCAGATGCAGTGCCACGATAAGGCGCAGGAATGTGAACGGTGTCACCTTTCTTGCCTTTGAAACTCATCTTCGTAACCAGATTAGCCAGAACAAGATTCTTCTTGTAGGCCGCAACGATTTCATCAGACCAAATCTCAGGGATAAAGGTTGCCGCCGTAGTGGTGGTAACCGCAGGGGTAGGAAATGCCATGTTAATACTCCAAAATCAAAAGTTAGTTACTTGACCCGACCTTCTGCGTATGCGGTCATGATTTCATCACTTAGCGCATCGTATCTAGCCGAGTCGGTCATTTTCAGCCGAATCAGGTCAGCCCTTCGGTAAACCTTCTTTGAACTCTCTCCAGTTCCACCTGTATCGACTGCTGCGGCTTTCATGCTATTGGCCCTAGCTGTTTGACCAGCTTGTTCGGCTTGTTTAGTCTTCACGCCACGCAACTCTTTATAGGTAGAAATCAGTTCGTTAGCCGAATCAAAATCAAATTCACCATCTGCTCTTGCATACAACCCTAAACGAACAGGGGAAGATTTCACCCAATTCACAAAGTTCTGGTCTTGTGCAACTTGCACAAAATCAGGGTGTGCCTGCGCCAGCTTCTGCTGAATCTGAGCCTTCTTGAATTCGATACCTGCTTGTCGAGCAGCTACCACATCAGGATGGCTATCAATCGTCCTCTGAACTGCCTTCTGTGGATTCTCAAAGAAATCTACTTCTGGCTCATCCTCTTTGACATATTGCTGCTTAGAAGATAGGTTCTGCTTAATTAGCTCGTCTGCAAGTTTCCGTACTTCACCAACTTCTTGTGCCTGCTTTCCAATGAGCCTTTCAGCTTCCTGGTGCATTCTCACAATGTCCTCTAAACTTTTGTCCCTGTATTTATCAGGAAGCTCATGGGCCTGTTGCTTAGTCTCTTCAACTTCTAACTCGCCAAGCGTCTCATCTTCTTTGTCAATCAACATATCGTTTCCTTTTCCTGCCGTACTTTCGGTTGTAGGAGATTAACGCGACACTTTCATGTTTGTGCGTTAGCTTTGCGCTCAGATTTTAGCTTGTCAGTGTGGCTTTTAGCAAATCTCCCATATGCAGAGGGGAAACTTCCAGACCATCCTTCCAACCTAAACGCTGGAGCAGAGAGTGCGCGAACAGCTAGTTCACCACACTCACATTGGACATTTACCATCTCATAAGTGGTAAATTTCTCAAATCTTTGCCCGCATTTGCAGGCGTAATCATACATTCTTTTCATTCAATTCCTCGTATGCAGTCTCACTGGCCTCTTTCAAGGTTTTCAGCCAAGTAAGAATTGAAAGCTCACCTTTTTTGAATTGTAGGTCTTTTTCATCAGAAACTGTTGCAATGTTGTTTATCGAAGCAATAATTTTATCAATGTCTTCAACTAAGTCTTTCCAACCATCCATTGAGAACAGGTTAAACCTGTCCTCGTAGTATTTCTGAAGCTCAGGACTCATCACTCATCCGATGGTAGTGGCGTGTTGCCTTCAGCAAGCCACTTAGATACATCGGGGTCTGTTAAAAGAATCATTGAAACAGAACCATCAACATTAGTTTTTGTAATGCCAATATTTTTCCCTGTGAAATCTTTGTAGTATTTCCAACCGCTAAAGTCAGTCATAATTCTGCCCCAGTAAAATATATATAACCCGCACTATTGTCTATCTGTAAAACTCCTGTGGCTTTATCGCTTGAAACACCAGATGCAAAATTTACATCAAATCCTGCACCATTTGTTCCTCCTTGGTGCGGAGCCATTGCACTTGGAACAGATGACCCACCAGCATAGCTTTGTAAAACAAAATGACTCACTGAAGATATTGTCGCGCCCGTAGTACTAACCCTTGTCGGCACTGGGAATGTAATAAATCCTCTGCTTGTAGAAGTTGAATTAAATTGCAGCATGGATGGAATAATAGTTCCAGTTGAGTTATATCTAAAGGCTGGTAGGTAGCGTTGACATAACTGCAACTCAGTCCCGTACGGGCGGTAATCAAACGATGTGGCTGTGCTGCCTTTTTCTAGCTGTACGCCTGTGATGTAGAACGTGGCTCCGTTTGTGCCAACTACGCTGGTTGCGCCAGTGGCTGAATATTTTTCACCAGTATCCCATGCACCAGACGTTCCGCTATAAGTAGCGCCTACTCCAAGACCAAGATATACAGCTATTCCCATACCATTAGTTGTTAACCAAGTGCCACTTGTATCGCCAACAATAGTAATGGTTTTGTATTCAAAAGTGTTTGCAGCATTAATGGTGTAAGTAAATGGATAGTTTCTATTTCCAGCATTGTTTACTAAACTGCCTCCAAATGTTCCTGTTAATGAACTACGCACCCAAAAAGATAGGGTTACTGTTTTTGCATTAGCCGTGCCCCAATTTAAGTCGGCAATGTTAAAGCCTTCGATGCGTTGGCTCAACATAAAATAATCGCCAGTTAAGACAGAATATGCTGATGATGATGTAATTCCTAAATAATTTGTAAATCCTGCGGGTGCGGTAACTGAACCAGCATTTTGTTGAGCCGTTAGTTTTGAATTTTGAGAACCATATACAGGGAATCTATCTATTGCATAAATTGCGCCATTTGTTCCCGTAACACTCGCCCCAGCATTGCGCTGGTCAATCACCATCGCGCCGTTGATGATGCGGTTCTTGAAGCCATCGTAATTGATGCCCGTGCAATTTGTCAGAATTCCGCTTGATGGCGTTCCCAATGCTGGCGTTGTTAGTGTTGGGCTTGTTAGCGTTTTGTTAGTCAGTGTATCAGTAGTGGCACGACCAACCAGCGTGTCTGTTGATGTTGGAAGAGTCAGAGTTCCTGTATTGCTAATCGTGCTGATTACAGGTGCAGTCAGCGTTTTATTTGTTAGCGTGTCGGTAGTCGCCTTGCCAACCAGGGTATCTGTAGCTGCTGGAAGTGTGATGGTTGTAGTGCCAGCCACCGCAGTAGCCTGCAATGTGGTAGTGCCAGATGTAGAGCCAGATAGGTCAATTGCATTCGGTTTAAGCGTGACGGTAGTTGCCATAATTGTTCCTGTTAAGGTGTCCCATTCGATACGATATTTGTAACGGAAGTGATGACTCCAGTGGATGACATAGACGCTATTGTAGTAGCACCATACTTAAACACCAATTTCCCACCAGACTCTTCAATCGTAAAATTTGTTGTTACAAGGCTAGATGCGCTTCCAGTAGCAATAGATGCCCACGAAGTTGCTGTTCCGTTTGTAGTTAGAAATTTGCCACTATTCCCTGTTTGACTAGGAATAAGCGCAGTTATCTGAGCCTGCAAACTTGCAATAGAGTCTAAGACGGATTGAGAAGTGCCACCACCATTGGTGATGACCTTAATCTTCTCTGCAACATCCATCGGGATGACTTCACCAGCATTGATTTCACGCCCATCACTAAGAACAATGGTCAAACCACCATCAAAGTCAACAAATGCGTTAACTACGCTTACGCCATCTTCACCATCTTTTCCATCTTGCCCAGAAATCCCTGGTGGGCCTTGGACTCCATCAACACCAATGCGTCCATCTTGCCCGTCTTTGCCATCACGCCCTGGTTCGCCATCTCTGCCTTTAGCAATGGCACTAACCTTGGTTTGCATGACATTGTTTAGCTCATCAAAACGAGTCTCAAGGTCAGATTTGATTTTTTTCAGACCCTGAACAACAACTTCTACGCTTTTTCCAAGGTTATCACTGCGATTTTGTTGAAGTCTGTCAGAAGCAGCTTTTTGTATGGCAGAAGCCATAGCCATCTGCTCTTCAGCAGACATCTTGCTTACTTCATCAAGAATATTCATTACTGCATTTCCGTAGTGATGCGGTTCAGGAAGTCTTGCTCCATTTTTGAGCTTTTATCCTGCATCTGCAACTCAACAATCTTGGACTTGTTCTTGATGTCTGCCTCTTTAAGCATCAATTCAGCGATTTTTACACGCTTATCAAACTCAACTTGGTTGGCATCAGACTGCTGGGGAAGGTTCTTGGTAGCAGCAGCCAGTGCCCGTGTCTGCAATTCCTGTGGCATAAGCTGCGCCTCAGTGTTGAGCTTGTTAGCCTCTGCACGATTTTGCTCTGCTTGAGTCGTATTGACCGCAATCTGTGCCTGAGCAGCCTGAAGCGCCAATTGCGTCTTCATTTGCTCCATTTGCTGTGCTTGTGGGTCAGCTTGGCTTATTTGCTCCAATGCAGCAATCAGTTCAAATCGGTTACTCAAGCTGGAATTGCTCAGAATTCCTTTAAGAATCAACGGTAGAACAGGTGTATTTGGGCCAAGAGTCTGCAATAGACCAATAAACTGCTGCTGCTCATGCTCACGGGCGATGATTCCAAGCGTTGCAGTAGGAACAAAGTTCATGTCCACAGATGGGTAACGCTCTGGGTCAAACTGCATGAAGCGGAAAGCCGCCTTGTTGATGAACGGAA